CGACGAACCAATGTATGGAAGATGCTTCAGGACAAAGATGGAAGTATAAAAACTATCCAACGTGTACTTCAGTGTCTCAACAAAGCGAACTCAGATGTTGTGCTATTCGCTTGTGCGGTTCATAAAGATTCATATCCTGGTGTAGATCCGGTGGCGAAGGCGTTTGAAGACATTAGCAGCAGATTCAATAAATTCCTCGAACGTAGAAGTACCGAGAAAAGTCTCGCCAGGGGTATGATAGTGCTTGATAAATCTACTTATGAACAGAACATCCAGAAACTGGCTATAGACTTCCGGCGAGATGGCAATCGATGGGGAAGTCAACTAAGGCAAATTTGCGAGGTGCCCTTCTTTGTTGACTCGGATGCGTCGCGCATTATTCAGCTTGCCGATCATATTGCATATGCAGTCTTTCGGCGCTATAACGCTGACGACCTAACGTATTTCAAGCATATAGAGTCACGCTTCGACAAAGAAGCAGAGGGGCGAGTTTTTGGACTTGCTCATCTGCAAACGAAAGACCCTAACTGCATGTGTTCTGCTTGTTACGGACGCAGACTCACCTCGTCAAGATCGCAATCCACATAACAAACCGCCCAGCCAAGCCGGCTGGGCGGTTTGTTATTGAAAATGCCGAAGTTGACCTTCGGCAATGTAATCATCACAAGGTCTGCTAAAACTAGGAATTGGTCTTGCTCATCTTCCTGGCAACAGGCAACCCATCCTCGTGCTACCTTCCCAGCCGTGCCACCGCATCATCCAGCGCCTCACGGAAGATGCGCGTCACCTGCGACTCCAGGCGCTGCACAACCTGATACTCCGTCTCCCATACCCCGCGATGGATCGAAGCCTGCGAATCGTGTTTCTGCACATAGATGTTGTACGGCGCTTCATGTCCGGCACTCACAACCTCGCCGACCACCCTGTTCCCCAACCGGCGCAGCGGAGGCTTATGCCACGACAGCCGCAACGTAAAGGTGCGCCTGTACCCGCGCCAGTTGCGATTGCGCGCAATGAAGTCTGCGTTGCGCCCGCCTCGGGTCGAAAAGCGCACGGGATTGTACGCCGTGCCGACCATGGCCGCCCGCTGCGGCGGATACTGCTGCATGTTGTTGAGCACCAGCACCTGGGCGTCCGTCATCGCCGCCATCATCGAACGCACGAACGTTTCAGGCGCTGCTGCCATCATGCGCTCCACTTGCGTACTGTCCACACTAACGGAGACTTGCACCGCGCACTCTCCTTGTCACAAATTGCAGGCGACACCGGCACTTGGGATGAAAGGGATTCCAGCCAACAAACCCCATGGAGGGATGCACGAAGCCCGCGCTCCCCTTCTCCGCAATCACGCCGTCCAACGGTCCGCAAATCGGGCAGACCCTTTCATCTGCCGCCGTGATGATCGAATAGCCGGTCACGAACTCGTCCGCGTCACCGGCGATCTTCGTGCTTTCGGCTTGCGTGCGCGTCACCTCGGTCTCGGCGATTGTCTGCGCCCTTTGCCGACCAAAGGCAGGTTCCAGCGCCTTGACCAGCCTGGGCAATCCCTGGGCGCTGCTGTCGAGTTGCAGCGTCCCCTGTCGCCAGGCGTTCATCATGTCGGCGACGATTTCGCGGGAAGTGGCGTTCAGGTTGGGCAGGCTGCCAAGCCCTTGCGAACGGTAATAGCCATTCACCCAATCAATTGCCCCCTGATTCACCGCCCGCCAGGTGTCGAAATTGCGCGCACGGATCATCACCGCCGCGCCATAGTCGCCTGCAATCCCTTCCAGCGTCGGCAAGATCGCGCGCTCTAGAAAAACATCCTCTTGCGCCCACCACGCATCCGACAAGATCTCTGGCGTCTCAATCCCGCCCCGCTGGATGGCGCGAATCAGACGCACCTGCTGCTCCGAGAACGCCTGACCAAAAGCCGCCTGCAGGAGTTGCTCGGCATACAGTTGCGCCTGTTCGGGATTCATTGCGCCGTCGATGCGCTGGGCGTCGGCAAGCGACAGAAGCCCCATGCGCACCAGAGCCGCCAGCAGCGGATTCACCCGATCGCCTCACTCCCTTGCGGTGTGGCGGCATTGCCCTGCGCCGCGTTCGCCGCCTGCTGTGCGCCCATTGCCGAAGCCACCGCGGCAATCTCGCTGACACGGCGCGCCGACGTGGCGTTGGCAAAGTCGGCAATTTCGGCGGGCGTGAATCCCTGCAACGACCAGATCGGCTCGTCCGGCAAGCCCAGTGCCTTCCAGATTTGCCCCACCTGCGCATTGTGCAGTTCGTTGCGCGTCTCGGCGCTCTCCCATTTGGTCATGATCTTTGCGTCAGGCACCTTGGGCTGCGCACCATTGCCAAAGGTTGCATTGACCTTGAGCGCCAGTTTCATCACCTCTGCCCACGCCTGCCCAAAGACTCGCTGCGCACGCGACGCTTGCGCCACCAGCCCCGACTCCAGTTGCTTCAACGATTCACCGCTTGCCATGTCGCTGCCACCCTGCGGGCGCAAGAAAGACTGTGGCGTGCGCGTGATGCCGGAGATCGCGTCCACTGTCGTCCAGATCATCTCGCGCAGCGGCGCAAGGTCTCCGGGCGCAATGCGGTTTGCCCTGCCACGATCTACATCAATCGCACGCCCAGGAGCAATCAGCAGTTCATCGTCGCCCGAGATGTTTGCGTCACCGTCCCCGACTGGAGCGCCGTCTGGATACTCGAATGCCAGGATCGGAAAGCCGCTTGCATCCGCAGCCGCAATCAGGTCGAGCCAGGACTTGTTGAGCGCATTCTGCAGGCCGATCAACTGGGCAATGCGGCTCCCGCCCGGCGTGCGAAAAGGCACCACGGCAACGCCCAGAGGCTTGTCGTCGCCATCCACCCACGGCAGCGGCCACGAAGGATCGCCTTCGTCCTGCACCTGCGTCCATTGCTCGTTGTGCCGAACGTACTTGTAGATGGCGTTCGGGAAGTACATCGTCTTGCGTGCGACTGCCTTCTGGCTTGGCTTCAACGGGTCATACACCCACCAGTAGCGCGAGGCGAAGAGCACCTTGTTGCGGTTGCCGGGGTCGAAGTGCATCACAATCCCCGCCTCGCCATCGTCGGCATGATGGATCGTGAAGCGAGGACGCTGCTCTTCGTTGTCATAATCCACCATGATGTAGGCAACGCCATCGCGCAGCGCCGCCGTGTAGACCTCGGCCTCCTGAGCATCCAGTTGGTTCTCCTCCCACCAGCCCCAGAGCGTTTCAGAAACGGGATGCTCAGAGTCCGGTTCCCCGACATCGAAGCCGATCACCGACAGTCGTTCCGCCATCGTATCGACCACGGGGCGCATCAGGTTGTGGCAAAAGGTGAATGAATCGTCGGCAACCAGCGGACCCAAATACTCCTTTTGCCGGTCAGTCAGCATGACACGATGTTCGCCATCGTAATATTCCCGCAGCGCCTTGATCTTGTCAGCATTCGCATTCTGCCGGTCAATCTGCGATTGCAGGTGGATGAAGGTCTCCAGTTGCGCCGGCGTCAGCCGCATCACATCGATCATCTAGTACTCCCGCACGCGTGGCTTGCGTGCCTGTGCGCCACCGAACTTGTACCAAATGTACGATTCCAGCGCCTGCGCGGCGTGGTCATTCGCATCTTCCGGCTCCGTGTCCAAACCCCGCTTGCCCTGCGGATACTTGTACCCAGCGCGCAACTCGTCGAGCAGGTTTACGCAGCGCCGGTGTACAAAAATGCTCCGCTTGCCCTGCCCGTCGCAGATCATGGCGCGGGTCAAGGTGATGGCGGCAAGACGCGTCGACTGCCTTGCGCCCGCCGTCACCGCCATCCAGTTGACGGCGGGAATGCGCGCGTCTGACAGTCGCCTGCGCAGCGCCACTGCTTCATGCGAGACAGCGGCAAGTTTGGGCAACGTCACCCGATGTCTCTCACACTTGCGCTTGATATCTTCAATCGTCTTCTCTTCCAGCGTTTCCGTCTGGTAGAGTTCGTCGAAAATCAGCAGCGAACCATCAGACAATTTCTGTATAAAAAGCGTCGCCCGAGGGTCGATGTAGCCATCGTCAATCACAATCTCGCAGGGCTTCGTGATGTTGATCTCCCACTCCACCACATTTGCGTCGTTGAAATTGCTGTAGACAAGCCCCTCCACCGAAGCAAACCAGTTGCCATCCAGCCACGCCTCGCGCAGCGCATCCGGCAAGGTCTGCAGCATCTTCCAGTACGAGGGCGGCAAGTGAGGGTTGTCGGTGGGCAATGCCGGAACAAAGACGAATTGCCCGGCTTCATCCTGCAATTCGTCGGGAAAGCGCCTGCTGATGAAATAGTCGCGCACCCAACCCGAATCAGGATTTGCGGTGAAGAGCATCCTCACATCGTCTATGCCCGGCCACCGCAGCGACCCGCGCAGGATATGAAACGCGCGTTCAGGATTCTTGGTGACCTCGTCGATGCCGATGGCTGCATACTCAGCGCTCTGGTACTTGCTCGGATCGTCCAGATTGCGCAGTGCGATCACGCCGCTCCCGTACCGCTCATGCAGCACAAACTCATTGCGTTGCCCGTAGTAGGTGCCCAGCCACGCCGGAAACTCGACTTCAATCTTGGTAATCTGGCGTTCCCGCAGCGCTGGATAGTTTTCGCAGGCGAGCATCACGCGGATATTCCGCAAGCCAAGCGTCTTGAACCAAAAGTGCAGCAGCAAGACCAACTTGACCCGCAGCCAGAAACTCTTGCCACCGCCACGCGCACCGCCGTAGAGCGTGTACTTGTGTTCGTCTACAGCGTCCGACGCCTCCTGCTGCTTCTCCGTGAAGGGAAAGAAGTGAGCAAGGTCTTCGGCTTCATGACTCTGGTGCGCCGCCGAATGCTTCGAGAAGACGAATTGTCTTGTCGGCAATGACCCCGTGAAGGACAGCAGCCTGGGATGCTTCCTGTCGGTCGAGCCATTCCGGCTTGCGGAAGTGTGCGACTTGAGCACGCAGCGTCTCCAGGCTCTCCTTGACATACATCAACAGAAGCGAATCGAGGGACTCATCGCTTTTTTGGGTCGCAAGGGAACGACCCCCTTCAAGATTCTGGGCGACTTGCTTCCATGTCGAGACAGTGCCCTTGGGGATCCTGTACTCTTTCGCCACTGAATTGACGGACTGGCCAGCAAGCAAAGCCGCCATGACAGCGGCTTTCGTCTGGTCGTCATATTCTCGGCGCTGGCGATTGCCCTCACTCATCTCGTGCTGCGATCCTTTACTCCTTCAGCACGCCGCCCTGCGCACGACCGGCGTCTTCGATGGCGGTTGCGATGATGTAGGAGATGGTGGTAATCACGGTCAGGATCGCTTCGACCAGATTCTCCTCGCCGCCCTCACCCAGATTGAGCAGCCCTACCGCCACGGCAATACCGATGACTCCCGCCCAAAACTTCCGACTCTTGAGAACACCCAGCAACTTCCCCATCGTTCTTCCTCCTAAAAAGTAACCGTTGCAAAGATAGGATCATGTTCCCCCGGCACGCCAGGACGAGGCGCAGCGCACGACTCGACGATCTCCAAACCATGCGCCAGAATGTGGTCAATCCGACCCACCGTGGTGGCGTTGGGGCGCAACTCCGCATCCTTCGCAATACTGAGCACATTTGACCGCTGCGTGTTGAAGTCGCCCATAATCAGAACTGGAATGCCAGGTTCGCTGTCTGCCACCAGTTTCACACCTCGCATCAGTTGCGCCGTCCCGTCGTCAGGCTCCTCGAAACGAGTATGAATCGACCACACCCGCATCACCCCCGCAGGCGTGCGTACTTGCACACTCACATTCACGCGGTCGTTGCGCCCATTGCGGCTGACAATCGTGTGCGTCCGCTCGCTCCCCTGCACAATCGGATGCGCCGTCAGAATCACATTCAGATAGTGATTGCGCCGGTTGTGCGCCTCTGCAAACCACTGCCAGCCTGTAAACCAGTGCGAGAAGACCCCCAACTCCATGTTGTCGCCCTCGTGCATGACCTCCTGCAGGGCGACAATCTCGACGTCATGCGCCAGCAGTTGCCCGCCGATCTTCTGCACCCGCTCAATCGGCGCCATGATCCAGGCGTTGTTGCCGTCGTACCCCACGTTGTAGGTTGCGACATTCACCTGCGACCTTGCTTTCGGCGCCCGACTACACACCGTGCGCCTCTGCTGGCCGCCATTGGCAACGGCAGGCAAAAAGACTTTCGTCACGCCCGCAGCACCCCGGCGACAAACCCCATCGGGTCGACCGTGCTTGCGCCCATGCCCGGATTGCCACCCGTATACTTGCCAACCTGGTCGGCAAGTCGCACCTCGAAGTGCAGGTGTGCCCCGGTCGAATTGCCCGTGTTGCCAGAAAGTCCAATCACCCCTCCAACTGCTACCTTGTCGCCCACCTTGACGTTCATCTTGCTCAAATGTGCATACACGGTGTAGCAGCGCAGCGCAGCGTGCCAAATGCGGATCACATTCCCGTATCCTTCAGGGTCGCTCGTCGCCAGCACCACCTCGCCCGCCGCCATCGCCTTGACGGGCGTACCGGTGTCGCACCCAAAGTCGATGCCGTTATGCCCTGCCAGCCCGAACTTGCGATAGTTCTCTTCGTTGACGCCGTAAATCTGGGTGACGCGCCGCACATCCAACGGCCAGCGCACCGGCCCCGTCTGCGCAGGAGGCGTCACCACGCCATCAACCGGCAGCCCCGCAGGAGCGCCATCAACATACGCCGCATAAATCCAGTTGCCATCGTCCAGTTTCAGCCAGTCGCCCGCCACATTCTTGGCAATCGGCTTGACAATCGTCCCGGCGTTGACTGTCCGCACAATCGCATGCACCGTACCCGCACCCTTGCGGATGTTGACGCGCACCGTCGTCTTGGCACCGACAGGGACGGGTGGCTCGAAGGGTTTCGTCGACCGAGGCTTTAAATCCTTCTTGCGCTTGAGCACGTCGGCGTATGCAGGTTCCAAATCCTTCGACTGCCATTCCTTCGCCGCGTAGTCGCACAAGTAGACGCACAGCCCGATTACGCGCGGGTCTGCCACCATGCGGTTGTGGTAATCAACCAGTTGGGCGGCGTACTTCTCAGGCGAGATGTTGTTGGCCTGCCAGCCCTGTTGCGGTGTGGGCACGCCCTCACGCTCCACAGCGTAGGACATGCCGCATTCCCCAATCACTATGGGGACGTCCCACGGACATTTGAGCGCTCGTCCTGCCAGCCATCCCCAACTCTGCTGCGGTCCCGACCGTGGCCAGTATTCGTGCAGGCAGAGAATGTGTCCCCCGCGCAGGATGGCATCACGCACAGGTGCATACTTGCTCCAGTCAGGGGGCGTGTCCTTGACTGTCTCCGTGTCACTGTTTCCCGGCCAGCCCACAGACAAGCGCAGCGCAGCCCCGTGCATGCCGTACACAGTCCACAGTTCATCGAGGAAAGTGACCTCATACTTTACCGTCGCCTCAACGCCCCCCGGCATCCACACCTGCGGCTCGTTGACGCCCTTGACATACGTCTTGCTCTTGTCGAAGCCGAGTTTCTTCTGCTTCTCGTTCCATTCCTTCGCATGACGTTTCGCCGTGCCTACGGGGTCTTTCAACATGGCGCGCTGCTGGCTGAACTCCATGTCATCCAAGCCCCAATCGCGGGCGATGATGGTGGCATCAGGCAGGTTCTTCGCCACCCATTCGTAGGCGGTCGTCCCGCCATCCATGATTTCCACGACAGGCGGCTGCAGCGCACGGAAGAAGCCGGGGTCTTTGATTTGCCCGTCCTCCACCCTGCCAACCTCGCTATGTCGCATGTGGTGAGGCACCCAGTAAGGCGCCAGTACATGACTACTCATCAATCACCTGTGGCTTTCTGGAGAGGCTTGTCTTCGGAATCTTGGGCAAAAATTTCTGCAGCAATTCGGTGTTGCGATCGAGTGCGTCTGCATTGCGCCGAATCTCGTCATGCGCTTGCCGAATCACCGCGGAATTTTCGCCAAACGCCTCTGTTACCCGATTCAGCGTCATGTCATACCGGTCATTCATGCGCGCAATGAACTCTTGCGTAATGCGCTCCCGCTCCAATTGCGCTTCAAAGTCGGATTTCATTTCGGTGACTCGCTGCAGTTCGTCGGCCCGATTCTGCTTCTCTCGATCAGCAAACCGGTTGCCTCGCTCCTTTACTGAGTGGCTGGCAACCATCCAGACTATCGCCAGAAAGCCCAGCAGCCCCACCAGCATGATGATCGCCGCCCAGTTGTTATTGGCGTGGGCGACCCCCTCCAGTGCCTGGCTAACCAGTTCACTGCCTTCTTCTACCAATCCGTCCATTACGCGCCTACCCCAGT